ATAAATCGTCAGCTCACAATCGTTTTGATTCCTGCTACAATAGATATAGCATCGATTATAAACTTTAGTACCTATTTTCCTGTGAAGGAAAACTTGATAGATCGTGCGCGACGATTTTTGCGCACAATCTACATTTCAAAATTGAATATAAAATCCATAATTTAAAATATTTGTTGTGGCCAGTAATATTACTGGTAATGCAAAAGTAATAATTAAAAAATCAAAATTATAGTATATGGCAAAAATTTATGTAGCAAGTAGTTGGAGAAACTCATATCAGCGAGATGTTGTATCGTTTCTCAGAAATGAAGGTCACGAAGTGTATGATTTTACGCATCCTAATGGTGATATGAGTTATGGCTTTTCGTGGTCGAGTATTGACCCTAACTGGAAGAATTGGAGTACTCAGCAATATCGGGAAGCTCTCAACCATCCGATTGCACAGAAAGGTTTTGATTTAGATTTCAATGCAATGAAGTGGGCTGATGTCTGTGTGATGGTTCTTCCTTGTGGTCGTTCTGCAAATACTGAAGCTGGATGGATGAAAGGAGCCGGCAAAAGGGTGATGGTGTATTCTCCAAAGGAGCAAGAACCGGAACTCATGTATAAGATATACGACTTCATAAGTGATAGTATGTTCCGAATCAATGACGAAATAAATAAGGTGTACTCTGAAAATCAAGATGCAAATACTTCGGGCAATTTAGAGGAAATGGAAGAACGTTTTTGCCTTGTACTGGAACACGCTACTTTGGGAAGTATGAGTCGCTCTAACTATGATTTAGAAACAATGAAATCTGTCATTGATGATGCACAGCAAAATCATTATTATGGGGTTGTTAAGTCTGATTTAGAACTGCTAATCAAAGATGGTGGTACAATTGAAGATTTGAAGGACTATATCAAACGATTAGAGTAAATCAAGACAGAAATGAAAAAAATACTACTAGTATGTGTTATTCTTGCTCTAACAGGAGGATGTAGCACAAAGAAAGTCCCATATGTGACTTTTAAGAGAGAATATAAAGAAAACCGCTTTACAAAACAATTTCAGGAAGCGGATTCGATGTTTAAAGAACAATACAAATATAAGAAATAATGGATGCAAAAACACTCTTTACCAAAGTTGTCCAGATGCGCAAAGCACAAAAAGAATATTTCAAATGTCGTACTCAAGCTAATTTACGAATTTGCAAAGCACTCGAAGCCGAGATTGACCGGGAGATTGAACGTGTTAATAGCATCATCCCTCCTCCCAAACAACCGGAACAAAAGAATTTATTCACAGATTAAAACCAATAGATTATGAATTCAACAGTATTAAAAGAAATCATTGCGTTCCTCTTCGGACGCAAATATTATGCCAATATTGTAGCTACCAAAGGTACAACCAAACAAGAAATCTGTTCTTACATTTTTGCAACAAAAGAAGCCGCTAACCGGCATCGATTGGAAATCGAAACAACCTTATCGTTTACTTTTGTCGAAACAGTTACCTTTCGTTCTCGTCGAGTACATCTCAATGCATCAGTAAAAAGTTAAACTACAAAAGCTAATCATTCATCATACTTTCGTACTATGATTATCAGTAAGTTAAAATTATGGTGGCAATCACTTCTGTATTATGTGATTGTCGACCCTGCCGACAACTCTATAACGCTTTCCAAACGCTTGTTCTTGCATATCAAGAATAATGCCAGGAAGAGTGATGCAGCGCGTGTATTCGTTTTCCATATTTCTGGAGACGATACATTCGGATTCATAATCAATCCAGTTATTGAACAAGCAACCCAAATGTGCGATATTCAATACAACGACAAGTATAAATGTATAGGATTTGAAACGCTCTGTCCATCAGTCGGCCGCATCCTTTATGAATATGGACTATCCGATAACTGTCGAGTAAAATTGTCCGTATCAGTTCAGAAAACTCCACAAGGAAAAACTTATTATAAATTCGACAAGCCAAATGCAAAGTATATTAGGAAACACCCGAAAAGCTGATATCACCTTTTACGCATCAGGAAGGATAGATATTAGTGCTCGCGTCGCAAAACATCTCCAGCTCTCACGCGGAGATGTTTTGGACATAATGATTGACCAAGATGAATTTTACCTGTACGTTAGACTTCGTTCACCAAACGGGAGGCATGAAGCAATGGTATTCCCAACAAATAAGGCAGGAAATCATTTCAGAACTTCATCAAGCAGACTTTGTACAGCAATTCTCCAAGAATGCAAAACAACAGATAAAGCAAAATTATGTGTAGGAGAACCAACGGAAAACGAATACGGTAAACTATTACCAATTATCACTAAATACCTTTTGTAATATGATAAAAGAGATTAAGTACAATGGATATTCTGCCAATCCATCAGATTACGAATGTGCAGATGGTGACTTGTCAGTTGCAATGAATCTTATTCCTGAAGATGGAGTATTAAAAGGCATTCAAAAGCCTCAATGTTTATTCACTCTCCCACAAGGGAAAAAAGTGATATACATACACAACATCTCGGTATATAAACATTACATAATTTACGATACAGAATCCGCCGCCTTACAATGGTTATCCTCTAACGACACTGATAAGCAGCCCGAAGATATAGTATCTATTTCTGGAGAACTCTATCAGGTAACATCACTTGGAAACACATTAATCATACTCACTTCTGAGGGCATAATTTATGCCCTCTACAAGTCAGGAACATATGTACTCATGGGAAGTAACCCGGTATTTCCATCGCTCTCTTTCCGACTAAGAGCATCTATGGGAAACTCGGATATGTTATCTGCAAGTTTCCCCGGATTTACTCCGTCTATTATTCTTAATTCACTTATTCTCTCAATAGAAGCCAGCCAAGCTGTAAGAGATACTGTGTTGGCATTTACCAATAAATATACCGCCGATGCCAAAACAGCAGGATTATTCCAATACCCATTCATGATAAGATATGCCTACCGTATGTATGACGGAACCCTCAACTACATTTCATCTCCAGTAAAAGTCTACCCATCATATGGCATACCTTATCTCATACATTATACAGGTTATGAAGTTAACAATGGTCTATACACCAAATTCAATATGGTTGTATCGCATGTTGCATCAAAATTATATTACGAGATAACAAATTTCGATGAAGTGAAAGAATCTGTAGCCGAATGGGGGGAATTGGTTAAGAGTATTGATATATTTATCACTCCCCCACTCTATACTGTTGATCAGGACAGTATGTGCAAATCAATCTCCCCATATGCCTATTTGGGACCAATGGGTGGTTCGTCCGCATTTTTAAGTTATTGCGCTAACTCCGGTAATGAGAATATCAACGGTAAATTAATATATCGATGTCATAATGCAAGTGAATCAATCAATTCCAATCAACTTTTCTTTGGAATGTCAGGTAAATCACTTGTAGATGATGACTCTTCATTACCTTTCTACCTTATCTCTTCCATTGACGTAAAAAAAATACAATCGGGTGAGAACATTGTTTCTATTGAAAATGGTGCTCTCAATTCACTTGAGGCTAAAGAAGTAATGGAGGGTGACAGCAATTTAATGGGAACAATTGTCGCAAAACATGCATTTCCATACAACGCACGTCTAAATCTGACCGGAGTAACTATTATCCCTCCGACATTCCCACTTGAATCTTGTTTTCAATATGCTAATGGAGAGTATGATAACGAAACTAAAAAAGCCGTTGAGAAAACATATTCTTATAAAGCATACATCTTCATTGAAGCCGAGAAACGAAAAGTTATGGTACAGTTTCTTTCCGGTATACCAATGAATATCGTTGATTCATACTTCTTTTATCCCAACATCAATGCAAAAGAGCTTATTATTGAGCGTATAGATAACAATGGAGTAAAATCCTATTCATATAGCAAATTACATAAACATGAAACACTTAACGGAGTATACGGAAGTATCAACACGAGTTTCTCTAGTACCCCCGATATGAGCCTCATTACTGATACAGAAATCGGAATCCCATATCCAAATAAAATATATACTTCTGATGTAAACGATCCTTTTTCATTTCCCGCTCTCGGAGTCTGCACTGTTGGAACAGGTACAATCATTGGACTCAGTTCAGCCGCAAAGGCTTTATCACAAGGCCAATTTGGTCAATTTCCTCTTTACTGTTTCTCTACTGATGGAATTTGGGCCCTCGAGGTTTCTTCTACCGGTTCCTACTCTGCCCGCCAGCCTATCACACGTGATGTGTGTATTAATTCCGATAGTATAACCCAGATTGATAATGCTGTACTATTTGCGACTGACCGTGGTATTATGCTTATTAGCGGTTCTACAAGCCAATGTATTTCGGATATTTTGGACAGTGAATTGGCTTTCTCTATCAATTCTTTACCCCATTTGAATAAATTGGTTAATAATACAAGATTTAATTCAACAGAGTTTCAATTTCTAACTTTCCGCGAATTTCTAAAAACATGTAGGATGATTTACGACTATATACACCAACGTATCATCATTCACAACCCATCATGTACTTATGCCTACTTATATTCAATGGATAGTAAGCAATGGGGAATGATGCATAGTAACATCATGAGTGGTTTAAACTCCTATCCTGATGCACTCGCTATGACTTCAGATAATGATCTCGTTAATTTCTCACAGCCTGATAACACAATAGAACCTATTACTGCATTGGCTGTCACTCGTCCGTTCAAAATAGATGATCCAAACATGTTCAAAACAATAGACACCATCATACAACGCGGATATTTCAAGAGTAGCCATGTCTCACAAGTTCTGTATGGCTCAAATGATTTATTCAACTGGCATGCAGTATGGAGTAGTACCGATAAATATATGCGAGGTTTCCATGGCACACCATACAAAGCATTCCGACTTGTACTAATATGCAAACTAGACAAATCTGAAAGTTTGTTGGGGTTTACCGTCCAATTCATCCCCCGTATGCTTAATAAACCAAGATAACTTACATAGGTTAGTTTTTTCATATTAAGGTTAAGAAAGATTGTTAGCAAAAGAGCCGGAATGCGTGATGCACTCCGGCTCTTCCTTTTATCAGAAAAGTTTCAACTTTCGTTTTATTTTGCCTTTTCTCGACATTAGCGATGTCTGTATCTTAGCTCTGATACTCATTATCTTCTCCTCCCAATTAGCCTTACTACTTGGATTCGTTATACTCATCCAATCTGCAAGTACCTTACAGATAAGATACTCGTGTATCAGATGTTTTAGTAGCTTCACCGTAGATAAAGAAAAATCTTCCGGTAAAGTGAGTACAATATGATATTCTTCGGGAGCTACAAGAATATCATCAAGAGCTTCCTGTTCGTCCGAGATTTCCTCTTTGGTATATGGATATAGCATTTCCACACATTCTGCATGGGTAAGATTGAGTACACGTGTAACCCGGTTCACATTACCACTTTGTCCAATGTCAAACACCTGATGCCGGGCATGTTCATTCTCCGTTTCCATAATATCACCTTCCACAAAGGAGTAGTTCTCTACGTCATAGAGTAACTCTGAACGTTTGAATGTCAGCGTTACTGTTTTTGTCTGCTGGAGTTTCTTACAACAATATCCCATGAGAATACATTAAGAATAAGTCGGTCTTTCAGGTCGGCTACGTTTATAAAGCGCACGCTTTACATTCTCTAAACTTATCGCCGAATGCTGTACGTATGAAGCTGCATCTTCCGGGTTGGTAATGGCAAACCAATCTCCCAAAGCCATATCTACAAGGTAGGCATGAATACCATTGCCCAACGCATCAGCCGAAGAGTTGTTATAGTTACTCGGCAACTCGAATGCAAGTTCCAGTACACCATTATCATCAATTTCTTTTGCAATCAGATTGTTGCTTGTACTTTTGTCTTCTGAAAGATACTCTCCAAGCAGACTCTTCAAAGATGAAAACGCATTTGCCAATGAACGACGGATTTGATAGCTGTTTTCCTCATCATCACTCGCTTGCATATTAGAGGCGGCTTCATAATTCTTTTTACCCTCTGCCTCACGCGCCTGCCCGGTCAAGTATGCCTTGTTCTGAATATCATAAACAAGCTCTTTAACCTGTTGGGTCACTGTCAATGTTTTCTTGTTTTCTGCCATAATAAATAAAGATTAAAAATAATTCAATTGTACGTAGGACGTATAGGACGTTTTTTAAAAAATGCCTTACGCATGACGTCCTCCATATAGGTAGCCGCTTCCGTTGCATATCCGGTTGCTTCTTCTTTATTGGTAAATGTGTACCACTTTGCCGTAATATTCATAACAAAAAACGAGAACAGACTACGTTCCATACTTTCTGTTAAAGCTTCATCAAACGAACTTGATACCCCCAACGAAAGCTGATATATCCCCTCTCTTTCGACTTCGTTAAGAAGTATTTTTTTCAAGCTATTACAAGCAGTGTTTTTGCTTTCATTCCAAAAACGCTCTAACATACTCTTATCCTCATCCGTTGTGAAAATACGGTTGTATGCAAGTTCGTTGTCCATCTTAGCCCCGGTATAAGCTGTGGTCTGTGCCACTTCTTCATATACACTTTCTTTATTGACGGTTAAAGCAATATCTGTCATAATTAAAAATTGAATAGATTACATGATACACCAACTCCAATATATGGTGTAAATTCCGGCACCCCTCTTAATGCTATTCCATATCCAATTTGAACACCAACACTCCAACGTTTCTTCCTCGACCTAGGATAGCAGTCGTTAATGGTTACCACTTCATGTTGCGAATGTAATACCAAGCTGTCAAGTTTCGGGTTATATCCGCTTACGTATGCCGTATATAAACTATCCTTGTATACCTTTTTGGTAATAGGAATAATCACATCTACACTATCCTCTGATACAGATTCATGGAAATTTTTCACGCTTTTCGGAAATTCTGATACGCTTTCAGGCAATTTTTGTACGTTTTCCGGCAATTTCGAGACTGTAGGAAGACGTTCAGTAACATATCGAATAACAAAGCTGTCTTTAGGAATGGGCTTATAAAATGGTATTGTATCAACATAGGTTGTTCTTGTTGTATCTCTTGTTTTCTGTTGCCTACTTGCAAAATGTACTACATTCATAAACAACGAAGCAAGAAATACAATCATAAACAACGCTACTGCAATATTCTTAAGTTTTCCCATACTTGGTGACGTATTTGATTATTGCATTTACATGAGTTTTAATGATAGCTTGCTTCCCCTCATCTGAGTTGAGGAAAGCCACATCTTCTTTATTATCCTGAAAAAAGTTTTCTGTAAGAACAGCCGGACATTTGGTTTTTACTAAAATGTAGAAGTTCTCTTCCCAATCTGGATCTCCGTCCGAATTATCCCTACGGATTTTTTGTCCGGCAAAATTCTGTTCGGCTTCCTCGTATAACATAGTGGCCAATTCATCCGATTTTGTTTTACCTTTTGAAGTGTATGCCGACCAACCTCTTGCACTCATCCATTCGCCATTTCCCGCAGCATTGCAATGAATAGAAACAAGTAATACATTTGTTGCCCCATACCGTGCACAAATTTCATTCACACGTCTTGCTCGTTCTGCCAATGGCACATCTACTGTCTCATGCACAATACGCTCTACATCATATCCTTTCGCACGCAAGGCTCGTTCCACAGATTCTGCAATCTCGCGTGCATAAAGGTATTCTCGTAATTTCCCATCAGGAGAACGTTTGCCCGGTGTATTTTCCCCGTGTCCATTATCTATTAATATTTTCATAATTAACTATTTAAGCGTTGATAAAAGTCCGTTTTTATATTGTCGTATGCAAGTTTCACATTGGTATAGGCACGTGCATTATTTTCTCCATCCTCATTATAGATTTCACTTTCAACTACACTCACCACATCTTCCACCCAATTCTCATTACAATATTCCGACAGAGGTTTTCCATGATATATAAAAGGGTCAAAGCGACTCTTTCGATCATCATGGATTACTTGAAGTGATTTCCGTATTTTGTTTACAGTTGCTTCACGATCAGCTATGTGATTCTCTATTCGAACCCGCTTTATCAACCTACAAACCTGTTCGATACTAAGGTCAAAAGCGAAACCCGTCAAATTCCGGATACGCAGTAAGGTTTCAGGTTGAAGTCTTTCCATTAAGTTTCGTTGCAAACTCACATTGTCTTGTACTGTATCAAGCAATTGATTCAAACACTCCTGTTGTTCCAGAAGGCGGTTTATCATACTCTTAAACCATTTGAATAGTGCTATCATCATAGCTGCTGAAAGCAAAAGAAAAAATGCAGCACTCACAGCCATCATGCCATAGTCACTAATGCCTTTAGCCACCTCCGTTACATGTTGCACTTCCGTCATACGATAGTTCTCACTAATTGTCCTACACACGTTCCGGCCACTGTTAAGCCGAAATCTATCCAGTCCCAATTGCCACCATATGCCTTGTCTTTATACTCCAAAGCACCTGCAGTAAGTACACCTGCATAGGTTGCAGAAAACCAATCAAACGCACAAATACCGATACCAAATCCCCCAACAAGATGTTTCCACCTGTTGCTTTGTGCAAGCCATTCAATCAATTTTTTCTTCATTCTTGTCTATTTTATATTAAACACTGTCCAATCTACACTGTCTTTTTCTTTCCAACCATTTTGAACAGTTTCTATCACATATAGGCTCATTGTCTGGGAGAATGAGATAAATTCATCTACATTCTCGAAGGTGTAGTAGATGGGAGTACCATCTTCCTGTTCATTGATTTTTAGGGTAAGTGGATATGGAATATTTTTGCTACGTTCTATAGCAGCAAAATTCAATTGATTTTCAGCAGATAGGTATATCGGCTTTTCATTCCATATAAAGCCGTTCACGATCTTCTCCTGCGTGGCAGTATTTATAGTAGAGATAATAAGTTCCTTAACCTCGGAAAGTGTTGGACTGTGGTCAAATGTATGTCGGTACTCCCAACCTCTTTCACTTGCCTCATCATCCTTTCCAAAGCCATAAAATAATGTCCATTTGGTTCGGCCTGTATGTATAAGCCCATCCTGCCGCTGCTTCGTGCCGTAAATCTTTTCCATCTTTATGAATTTTGATTTTCAACAAAAGTAGCGGATGAGATGCGGATTCGTATGTTATCTTTTACCTGTTAGGTGAAATTATATTTTCGTTTACCTCCGTCAAAAACTTCACCTTTAATTATTGTCTCAAACGGAAAACCATCCTCAATGTCACTGACTTGATCTAAAATTCCCTTCATTTCCGCTGAAGCCGTAAAGAACTTTCCCCATTCTTGTTTAGCAGGATTACGAAATGATACCAAATATCTGTTCTCACCTTCCTTGGTGTCTATACCAGTTTCAAAATCATGTATTTCAATAGGAATGTTTACTATATCACTTAATCGTGTTACTTTACCTGGAAAGCGTTTCTTTCCGTCAGCTGGGGTGTATGTTACACCCATTTCTGAAAATTTCTTCATATTCTTTTTTGTAAGTATATAAAATAGATGCTTGCAATCGGCATGGCAAGCCATACCCTTAAATGATCCAATTATTTGTTGTCTACGCTTTCGGGATTTCAACTTAGACAGTTTTCTAGCAGCATTTACTTTTATCCGTTTCCTTAACAGAGTATGGCTACCATAATTTACATACCCAAGAGCATCCATACCAGCAGATATAGGGGCAACTCTCTCACTTGATTTTATCGTAAGCCCCATCTTATCTGCTTCGATGTGCAAGCAGTCACGTAACCTCCACAACTCGCGTTTACTTTCTCCAAGAATAAAAATGTCATCGCAGAATCGAAAGTAATATCTTGCTCCATGCACATCAATCATCCGGTGGTCAATATCATTGTGATAAAGATTACCGAGGAATTGAGACGATCGCAATCCCTTACTGATACCACATTCTCCATCAGGATAGAGTGCCTTCACAAAATTTTCAAGAATGGGCAAAAGAAGAGGATCGCCTACATATCTTTTAATAATAGAAATTAAAGTTTCGTGATTAATACTGTCATAATATCCTTTGTAGTCGCTTTGATAGTAATATTTGAGATTAGGATTTTCTGCTATTGCAGCTTGTATCTGATGAAACAACCCATGCGGGCCACGTCCTTGTATGGAAGCAGCGGTAGTTTCTATCAATAAAGAAGAAAGTCGATTCTCCAAAGGTTCCATAATAGCATTACTCCCAATGCGTTCTATGACCGAAGGAGCTTGTACTGTTCTTACTTTCGGGCCGTCTTCAGTAAGAAATGATTTAAGGTTCTTGATACGGAATGTACCATTACCAATTTGGTTTTTCAACGTTTCAAATATTTTTCCTTTATTTGTCACATAACGAATCATTCTTGGAGAACATTCGATACCGTCTATGATAGTTTTCGGCATAGACCTGTTCCCATTTCGAGCATCTGCATTTCGTAGATTCGCCATGACACGCTTAAATGAGCGTTCCAAATTTTCGTCTGATATAATTTCCGGTATAAGATTATATAACGGATAACTGACCAGAGATATATTTCTGGTCAGTTTAAATAAATCATCAATTTTACAGACCGCCTTCCGGTCTCGTGGGGAGAAGTCAAGCCACTCCCCACATATGGTTAATGTTATGTTCCGGCTTTCCATAAAATATATATATTATATTATTATGCTGTTGCCGAGGTTCTAATCCCTCGGAGAATATCGGTGGTAATCTCGTACCTTATATAGAGTCTCCGATTAGTTTAACCAACAGAATTTCAGCCGCGCCCCGTAGTTCGTGTTCGAGTTCGAAGATGCATTGTTCGCGTTCGCATAAGCGAGACCGCTGTTCGCATTCGAGTTGTGGCCAGACCGCAAAACACAACGGCGCGTGGGATTGTCCACCTTCTATGTTTTAAAGAGTTATACTTCCAAAACCAGCAATACTTAAAGAGGCCTCCATCCCCATTGCTCTGAATACACGCGCAACAGTCGAAAGTGTCAGATTCCTACCACTTTCTATTTTCGACACCTGTGCACGCTGAACACCAATCTTCTGGGCTAGTTCCTCCTGTGTCATATTTTGGGATTTCCGGGCTTTCTTAATAGCCTCACCGATAAGGAACGACTGCAATTCAGCCTCATATTTATCCCTATGTGGTGTACCGACTTTCCCAATGTGCTTATCCTTAACTTCATCAAGGGTATAAAATTTAATCGTTTCCATATCACTATTTTTTTGAGTTGAAATACAATTTTCTAATAGCTTCCGCTTTGTTAATCTCTTTACTTGGGGTCTTTTGTGTCTTTTTGACGAATCCGTGCGTAGCAATAACCAATGTTTCCGCATCAGTATCCCAAAAAGCCAACAAACGATATTGAATACCTTTATAAAGAGTGCGGAACTCCCAAATATCCGTACCATCCAATTTTTTAAAAAGGTCTTTATCCATATATCCATTGGCAACCTTATCTACATTATAAACAATCTTGTCTTTAATGTCTTGGCGTAAAGTATCAAGAAAGGCATCTGCCTCGCTTGACATTATCACTTTGAATCTTGCTTTCAATTCCATACCTTGTTATTGCATTGCAAAGATACAAAAAATGTTCCATATATAGAACATTTTAAGGCACAAATATTCATGCTGCTCTATAATATATTACCCAACCTACATTAGAAAAAGAGAGAGGGAGCAGTCTCCCGTTGGTCGACTCTCCCTCTGACGCTTTTTTCGCAAGAACGAGTTTCGCTCTATTCAATTATTACGAATTTTCCGCGGAAGGCCAGCCGCGCCCCGCAGCTCGTGTACGAGCTCGAAGATGCACTGCCCGCGTACGCATAAGCGAGACCGCTGTACGCAAACGAGTTGTGGCCAGACCGCAAAACACAACGGCCTTTGCTACTATTGATCCAATAACCAGCCGCATAATGAGTAACATACTTACTCGTATCTGCATTATGAACCCTGCTTGGCAAAATATCGCATTTTGCTCCATGTACCAAGCGTACCACACAATTTGCATTGGAAGATTCAACTGATTTCACTGTACGTTCAGTCTTTTTCACAGGATCATAAATATGGGCTATATAATCCGAAGGATACGAACTATCAGTATCAATACATCTTGCTTTGTAGAATGTTTCATAACTTGGGATATTAAATGCAATATAATCCATCCACTCTGAATCGCAGCCTACATAATGCTTCAAACCAAGTATAGAATTAAGAGAATTGCCAGCATTACTACTATCTGCCATACCAATGGAATCCAGCTTATTTAAAATAGCGTCATGTCCTCCATTACCGACTACAGATTGTTCGTTGGTTGTTCCGTTTAATGCCCACCAAAGATTACTAATCTCTTTGTGTTGTTCATAATCCTGTAATTGGTAACCTGCACCTCTCAAACGGGAAATATTTTGGAAATCCTTTGCTGTGTAGTTTAGAGTAGCAATCGGCATCTCAATAGGATTACCACTACTATCGTATTTCCATTCACCTGACGTAGTGGACGTACCATTACCTTTCTTTGAGCGTACCTCACCAGAAAGACTTCGTGGCATCTTCAAACCGTCAATAGTAATAGGATAAACACCTACAAGACTGTCATTATCACCTACTGTATGTTCAATCCATTCCGGCTCAAGAGCCTCAATGCTGGCACTATCCACAGAAAGACACTCAACATCACCAATGTCGCGAAAAGAAGTAAAATAAAACCATTTTGCACCGCTAGGTATATCGCAGAATACACACTCACCTATAGAAAAGTCAAAATACGTATGACTTACGGACATAATGAATATACCAAGTACACAATTACTTTCATCAGTGAATACACCACCTAGTCGCGCATGATTCAATCCCGGCCATTTCACCTGCTTCATACCTTTTACGTCCATCTTATAGCTGTTAGTATTAGAAGCTGTAGATATAACATCCTCACTCATAACCTCACCAATAACAGCATCATTCGCATACACTCCAGTGTTCTCCTTGTACAGAAGTTCAGAAAGTTTAGCCTTCTTGCTATGTAATGCAGTTGAAATAGGCTCGTTTTCCGTAACAGAAGTAATAAAATACTTCACTTGGTTCTTATAATCATTTACGCCCTTATACCAATAGTGAGGAGCATGCCAAAATATATCAAAACCCTCCCCTGCCGTATCTGCAACATCAAAGCTACTACCATCTTTCAGATAGTTGAAGTCTGTATCACTCAACTGTACACCTTCCATTTGATTCTTCTTCGTGTTGAACGAGCATTTAAAAGCGTGGCAACCTTTCTTTATAGCAAGAGTATGTCCACTAGGAATATATGTGTTACCGTAGTCTTCACCTGTCTTGTTTTCAGGATTGCTGTACTTCTCACATGAATCGTTATCCACAACATCATTGATTTTCACAATAGAAAATTGCGAATTATGGAGCTCTAACTGTGGAAAATATGCAGTAAGGACATTTACTTCACTCTCTTCTACAAGTTCACTCAATATCCAACGTCCTGTAATACCACTACACTGTCCACTCTCATCGTATGCGTTCCCGTTTGCATCAAGCCCAATTGCTCCACTATCCTTTATAGAACGTAACAAATCAACACTAGCAGTTGCATTTACATTAGGAATACGTACAGTTCTGATCGCACTCGCATTAATTATCTGCCCTAAAAGTGTCATAGCATCCACATACGGACATTCATTTACAAATATCTTTGCTACCTTGCCTACACCTCCTAGCGTAAGTCCTCCGGGATAGGTCAGGTTTGGCAGATTGTTCAATACAAGTTCCGTCATCGTATCGGGCAGCGTCAATGTACTAATGGGAGCAGTTTCTGCAAGGTCTATGGTCGATAACCCTGTGCCGTCCGCATATACTTTCTCCAAACGTGGACACTTCGATGCGTTAACGCTCAATAGTTCCGTATACCGCACATCGAATACCCGCAAGAACGGCATATCGCCCAAATCAAGATTGGTCATATAGCCAGTGTTACCAGGCGGCATCGTCCAATCTCCGTGCGTGTTGCTACCAAGGAAAAGTTCCTGCAACAACACCATCTTCGACAATGTATTACCGAATTGAGGGTCAATGCTGATTTCACTCAAGTCAATCATACTCATACGGTCGGCTTGATAGATGTAGAGCATGATGTTCTCGCCATGTTGGAAATTACTGAACACACCCTCTTCTCCAGCTTTCAGATAGATGCCCTGCGTGATGTTTCCACTGTCGTTACCAATTCCGAAGTAGCCTGTCTTTGCAGCCTTAAAACGGATAACCGCTCCCTCTTTCGCACCGATACGACCACCTATATAACCGCTCTCTGCTTTGAAGTCGCCACAACGGTAGTAGCCGTCGCGGATTCTCCAACGTTGTTCGATGAACGCCGGTAGAGAAGTAAGTCCCAATCCCTGCAAAGCATAGAAATAAATATCGCTGTATCCGGTGTATTTGATGTACTTACGCTCTCCGTCGTAACTTGACACCACTTTTGGCCACTTCTTCAATATTTCCGTAACGAAGTAATGGAGCGCACCTTTCGGAGAGAATGGCCCCGAACCAATGCCGAGCGTGTCCGGAAGTGAACGCATGGTGTCAGCGATAGCCGAAAGCGTAATGGTGTTACCGTTTTGATCCACCTCCATAGTCTGCTGTCCGCGTATGTCGTTCCACAACACACTGCCTCGTCCTGCGTACGCGCTACTCGTCAAGTCGCCAGGGTCAACCTCTGGATCAATGGTCTGACCACCGTCATTGTCCTTGCCGTTACAGGTATCACAATCATACACCTTGTTGCAGTACATTCTTCTGGCTTCCATACCGTTTGCTCCACTATATACTCCGTCTTTCACGCTGCAACCGTCCTCCAAGAACCACATAGGTTGCATATTCTTCGCCTGTTGGTCAACAGCGGCAAGGTAGTCCGTAAAGAGATAGTACGACACAAGGCTGTACGGATTTATGTACTTCCACATCTTCGTTTTCCAAATCTCCTTCCAAGTGTCGTTAAGTTCCTCCTTGGCATAGTCGCAACTGTCGCAGAACACCAACACGTTAAACAAGTCGTAAGGCACTTTGCGTCCCATAGCCAAGTCTATTTGCAGTTGGTCATCGTCTATCATACACTCGAAGTAGCGTGTCCACATCGGATAGGTCGGTTGTCCGAGTTTCAGTTTTGTTACCCACGATGATTCTGCCGTGGTCGGTTCCATCATGTCATCAATGCTTCCCACTCCCTGCCACCAGTTCATGGCATCATAAGTCAGCAGTTCATAACCGCTTACAGGATTCAACACCTTACCTGTTATCTGCCACTTGCCATCTACCTGCTTCATTTCTCCGCTTTGTGCAGTCCAAGCACCGCTCTCGTATGCCATAAAGCGGTAGTTCTCACCACAATAAAGGGAGAGCATATAGAGTTTACTTTTGTCTGTGGTACTATCGCTCTTGAAGCGTGATTCAATTTCATCAAGGGTTTCGTCTCTTCTGCCGAAGTATTCGATGAAGTCGCCATAGTTCAAACACCCTTTGTTGTAGCCGGGTGTGTCTTTGAAACCGAGTGCCACCTGCTCGCCTTTATCCTCTTTCCAATTACCTTTGGCATGGAACCAAGCATCGGTAAGACTTTCCATAGTCGAACGGAATGCGGCAATCGGGTGGTTGGCAGTCGAATGGTTCATCGTCAATCCGCTCAATGATATGTCTCCTTTTACCCATGTTCCGTCAAAGGCACGTTGTGCCGGAGTCAGATAGTTGTTGCCAAGGGCACGATATGTAGCATTCATAAGGTTACAAACTCCGCAGTCATTGGCATTGCTACTATCGGAGTAGTCCACCTTTACCGTGATGATTTTCACAGGTATAGAATTCTCGCCTACACGTACATAGCCTAATTTCATCAGGTCATACGAAACCTTTGCATCTTCGTTGGTATATTCCGGATAGATAGGAGAAACTTCCCAACCGTCATTCTTCTGAAGATAGAAACGGTCATTCTTGATAGGGCGCTTTGCCGATGTCGTTCCCTGTCTGCGCCATTGCACATTGATAGCCTTGAAGCTGCGCCAAGGTCGTTTGGGATCATAGTAGAATAGTGTGCATTTGAACTTCTTGCTCGTGTCAATATCTCCGTCAAAGGTGTCAAAAGTCTGCTGATCATTCACAACTACATAGTAAGGGATACCTTTGGCGGCAAGAGATTCAAGAGTCGGACGGTTTTGCGTATCAAGCAAATTCTCCCTCTCATATTCATCAATCATCGCTGTTGTGTCGGTCAGTTTGCACAAGTAATTTCTAAATGCCTGTGCCCACTCGTAGTAACTGTTGTAAGCAAGGATGTAATAAAGGTATAGGTCTCCCTCTGTTCCGTCAAAAGTGACAGTCTTTGAGTTGAGAATAGCTCCGCTGTTACTGATATATCCTATACAGCCCACCTCTTCGCCATCCAAATACAGCTTCATGCATGAATAGTTGCTGCCACCACGGGTTACAAAGATAGTTGAAGGCTCTACAACGATAGCCATAGTGTGCTTTTCTCCGTTCTTAAAAGAGCGTTCTACCAATGCCGGCTGACCTGTTTTGCAGAAAATAGCAACCTTGTTTCCGCATACATAGAATCCGGCACCGCTGTCGGCATCGTAACACTCTATGAGTTTTGAGCTGGCTTCCTTGATGTTCTTGGTCGCAAAAGCGAATTGGAAAGCACAACCACTAGCACTTTCTACGGACGGATTTCCGAAAGGACGGTAATCCAATATCTCGGCTGTCACATTCTCGGCAATGCGCAAAGAGCGTTCGTTCAGATAGTCTATAAATCCGTTGCTTGACCAGTTCGCACCTTTGATTTCCATCTTTACCCCATTGTTGATAATGGTGTGGTCACTTTCACTGTTGCTTCGTGTGGAGAAGTCATACCCAAACAAAGCACCGTCCTTGATGGCAATGTCAATGGCACTTCCTTTAACCGTCACTTCTATTTCATTGGTGCTGACACTTCCACTTTCAGCGTGTACAGTAATACTTTGGCTTCCGTCCGCCTTATAGCCGCTTATCTGCTTGTTCACGGTAATCGTTTCAGCAATCATGGCATCAACAGAAGTAACCTTTTCTTCATCATAGAAGACATCAATATGCGTTTCTGTCTTGCCAGGTGTATAGGCAGCTACTTCTACGGTCAGATTGTCATACAGACGCAATGTACCATTGTTCTTGTCATTGAAACGGAGGGCGACAATAGGTGTGCTATTATTCTCGTCTATGCACATAAGGGCTGAATAGATGGTATTGCCTTTTACCCCCGACTTGCTTTCCGTACCGAAGATACGCACAGGATATGCACCATGCGAGAGCCGTTCACCACCGCCAAACACATCGTTCGGATTTACGGATATACTCTTGGTATAACTGTCGCTTACCATTGCTTCACCGAGTTTCTTCCATTCTCCGTTGTAGTACATTTCCACGGTCGCAAGTATGGATGATGTGTTATTGGGAAATTTATAAAACTGTCCGATGTTCTTGGCGGATCCACCTACGGTAAGAACAGTGTCACTTGTGTAGTTCAATGCCATAGGCTGCTCCACGGTGATGTCCACGGCTACTACTGTAATGGCTTTCTTCTTAGTATTTCCGTCAGCATCTGTAGCTTGCACAAAGAAACTCTTGCTCGCCGCTCCGCTGAAATAGCCAGTAAAGTCAAGTTCAAACTTGTAGTCTGTGGCACTTACAGAACCTACGATATTCATGTCCTCGCTAAATAGGGTTAGTCCCGTACTTGCATCAATTATGCTCACATTACGGATAACGCCAAGTGTTTCTACACCTCCCGGATAACTCACACTACGTAGGGCCACATTAATTTTTATGTCAGAACCAAACGCTACAATGGGAGCGACATCCTCAAAATAAATGGATAGGGTACTGTCCTCGCTGGAACCGCCTCCACCTCCGTTCTTAGGTATTTTCAGTATCACATCTTCTATTTGTCCACCATTCAGGTTCACAGCTTTGTAGTAGATATAATCCTCATCGCTTTCCTCGTCAAAACCAGCGATTGCTTTTTCCTGCATCGCGTAAGCACCGCCTGTTGAAAGTGCATCTTTTCCTCCCTCTGCTGGGGTGTCCGATGTTTCCACCTTGCCACCTCCGTTTCCAAAGGCTACCCACGGCTTCAAATCATCCGGGTTTACATCGCTTACTTCTCGTGTAAATTGATAGGCAAGCCATACAGGTGCACCGTTGGTGTCGCTCTCTGCAGTCTTGAATGTCACTACAATACCGCTCTTAATGTATGCCACTCCGCTCTCTTGCTCAAGGTCAATAATGGCTTTTATGGCGGTGGATAGCGTATATTCCACATCTTTGCACAGGACGTTTACATTGATTGTGTTGCCAACGCTTTCTCCGTTGGAAGCTCCGAAGTCCGTCCAGTTGCTTTCCTTATTCCAATCATCAGTGATAACCCATTGTTTGGACTGCCAACCTGCTTCAGTCTGAAAGGTAAGCACAACACCTGGTATTTGCAAAGATTCAGCATATTCGGATGTCGCACATCTATCAAGAGCCACAGAGAATGTTATCTTACGATTAGTAAGCCCAAAGAGTTGGTTCACATTTACTACGCTTCGTGCTACTATCTGTTTGTAATGGGACAACAATACGTTCTTGTTTTCCGTAATATCTTCATTGGCTTGTATCATTTTCTGCTTCAAATCCGCACCCTCATCGCCCGGAAATGCGGTCGAACTTGTATAGCCAAGGGCGAGGTCTGAACCAATGATAACAAGTGCTGAACCGCTCCAACGATAAGTCTTGTTTGTAATTGTGTCAGAATACACCTTATCCGAAACAGGAGTTATCCCGTCAATAGTTCCATTTCCAAACAATTCGGAATCCAGCCAGTTGTTGTAATATACACCGTCATAGAAAAGAACAAGCGAATCGGTGTCCTTGTGGTAGTAAATCTTACATCCATCATCCGTTGAACTTTTCCCGATAGACGATGGTTGAACAACCACTTTTTCCACAAAACCGTCGAAATCTTTCACATCATCCATAGAAGCCGGTAAATAACGGCTAGGTACTTTACCATACTCATTAAGAGGTGCAATACCACCATTTTCTCCTTTCGTTCCCTTAAAGTCATTCAATTGGTTTCCTACCTCATTCGCTTTGGCACTTGCTTTGTTGGCGGTGTCTTTGGTTGTATTTACCTGTTCCTGCAAAGAATTGACACTATTCCCAAGTGTAGTAAGGTTAGTATCTTGCGAGTTATTTTTATCCTCTATATCCGATACATCATCTTGTAATTTAGTAATATCTTCTTGTAGCTTTTCAACAGCTTCGTTAAATTTACCACTGTCTATAGAGGGATTACCACCTGTCTGTCCAGTTGGAACCCACTCGCCTCCATCACCCACGTATATAGGAGCAGGTAAGGAAAGCCCGACAAGTGCCCACCAACCGTCATGCGGAAACGGGTAGGCTGCTTTCAATTTTTCAATAGTAGTAAAGAGACCTTTACTAGCTGCTTTGATATTCTTTGCCTCAAGCCACCCCTCTATTTTTACGTTTCCTTTTAAATGGGTTTTACCTTGGACGGTAACATCTCCACCTACTGCCGCATTACGACTGACGGAAACATCACCATCTATCTGTGTTGATTTTATCGAACTCATATTAATACTGATTTAGCTAATTCGTTCAATGCAGAGCTTTTCTCCACATCACCGAACGTTGTTAATACTAATGCGGCAATAGTATACACCACCGCGTCATAACATCGCTGACAAATCTCTATCGCACCGTATTTGTCTATCTTGGGATAAGGAAGATAAACCGCACGACTGACCGTTGCATCCTGACTTTTACAAGAATAAAACTCTAATACCCTCCCCTCTGGTCGTATAGAAATAGCACATACAGGACGTTGTGTAGTGCCACGTATTCCTTTGAACCGGGAAGATTGCTTCTCGTATTCAGGATCGTCGACATTTATAGGGTAGAATACTGCACGCTCCCAATCGCTCATCTGGAAAACAACAAAACGCATAAAATCCTCCGGCAATAACACCCAACCACTTTCACATTTCTGCCAATACACCTCATCTCCGAAGTTATGTCCTCCATCGAGTAGATAAGGAGGTGCAGAACTGTGCACACGTTTTACAGCCTCAATAATCTTTGATTTAATGATGTCGTTTAATGCAAGCGTGTCTACATCACCAATTTCTTTCAATACATCACTCGTTGTGTTTTGGTCAAGTGCTATACGAACATCTCCAGCTATCTCGTCAAGATGATATACCGTCATACGCTATTACTTTATTATTACAATCCTTCGAACTCTATTCCATGAGCTGCTGCTTGTTCCAGAATGGCTTTAGTAGAACGCATAGAAGTACGACTGATACCGAATTTGTCAGCAAGATAATCCTTAGCAGCTGCAATATCACTCACTTTGACCTTGCAAACAGTTTCATCATTCCCTGTCCCTGCGTTATCTTCCGTCTCTCCGTTTTGCTCAACGTTCTCGTTGTTATCCAAATCAGTCTTGTCTACATTCTCAGTAGCCGGAATTTCTTTCTGATTCTTTAAAGAAGTAACCTTTTGTTTGTCTGTCGCCTTTCTTTCAGCACTTTGCCCCTGTGAAGTTTGGAGTCTAAACAACTTTCCAAAGTTGTAATGTCTCTCTATTGACCTTTGTAAGATTTCATTATCTGTGGTAAACACACTACTACCATTTGACAAGGGAGTAAACGTTATATGAAAATTCTTTTTGCTTGGAAGCACAACATTAATACTAATATTGGTGTTCGCCATGTAAGTTTTAATAGTCATATTGTCGAATAAATTAAAAAGGGGATAGGACTTCTATCCCATCCCCCCGATTAATAATTTGATTTATTTATACTCTAATTAAGCAGTTTCTGAACCACTATCTTCTACTGTTGCAGGTGCCTTTGCAAGTCTCATACGCGCATGTGCCTTTGCATAACGCAGATATAAGCAACTTACTTCCTGAATCACTACTGCATCGGTACGACGAATACCCGCTTTCTTCAAGTCAAGCACATTGCGTGCCCAAGACACGTGGGTTTTCTTGGAAAGGTATTCTGGATCCATGGCAAAACCGCAATCACTCATACCATTCACATCAAATAATTCATGATGAATGGTAAGAACTTCTCCGAAGTCAGTATCCCAAGATTTAAATTTCAAGTTCCAAACCTCAACGGTATCTTTCAAACGAAATTTCTCACTCTTAATCTTGGAGAATGCCGAAAGCATATCACTTCCGCAGAATAAAATCTTACGCTTATTACCGATACCAGTACCGACAAAAAGGTCTTTGGTAATATCCACGAGATTTTCATCAGTAATCTCGGCACAATTCTTTTCGCTGTTCCATTCACCAACCTCGATATCCTTTCCTGCCATCCACCAGATCCCCCCTGTAAACCAGGTATTCATACCGTCCTTGGCAACATGTTTGATAACCTGTTTAACGCCAAACAAGTAGGTATTCTCCATGGCAAGGCGCATATCATATACGCCATCTTCTTCAATATCGGAAAAGTTCCAATTCACTTCTTTGGCAGCAATTTTGTCAAAGGTAGACTGTTCTACCTGTATCATGAAGTTCTGACAGTACTGTGTTTCCGGCATAGGAATATTGTTGAAACGCCCAGTCTGCACATCCAGTTCACCACAAGCCTTTCCCATACGGACAAGAGTCGTTCCTTGCGGAATCTCTGGTAAAAGAATGGGTTGCTTGCTTGAATCATCCATTTTCCCATTTACTGCATAGACTGTCGGCAAATTAGTTGAACTATCCTTTCCGCACACACAAAGTTCAAGGTCAGGAACATTGCTGTCACTTTCTGAATATGCAGTCCCATCCGGTTTAGTAATAGCACTTACACCTACCACACGGATAGTGTCATCCAATGTGAACATATTCAGATCACTCACTGGCAAAGAAACACTAGCACCACCCGTCATTGCTTCCAATTTTTTATTAGTACTACACTTTATTTCGCGTGTACCCACACTATAGTACTTCACCTCAAAAGAATTAGTACTACTTGATTTCGCATAACGACTAATTTGATCAATAGGTGTCGCCATCGGACGAATTTTCACAATACGCTTATCTACATCGCTTAAGTAAAAATTCGGGTCTCCATTTTCACGACCAGCGGTTTCTGTGGCAATACCATCTGTTCCACCTGTGCCGTCTGCACCGGCTGTCATTTTACCTGCATCTGGCAGGTTTGATGCGTCAGCCATCATGACACCGCTTGATGCACTCGTCACAAACGCTAATATCATTAGCGTAATGCGACAAAAGAAATTCATTACTTTCTTCATTGCTTGAAATTTTAATTGTTAATAAATGAATTGTGTATCTTTATTTGTTTATTGACCTACGTTTTTCGCCTCCACGTTCCCAAATATTTTGTGCACCATCATATCGACTTATTGCACCAAGATCTGGCATTTGTCGTGAGCCTGCATTACCACCTCCATTCTTTCCTGCAAGATTAGCAGTACCGTCACTCTTGCTCCCTTTGCGTAGTTTTTCCTCGATCTTACTATTACGTCCTTTCACTTCTCCCTCATGACTGGCTGTTTCTACATCACTATCATGTTTGATAGCCTTGATAGCCATTTGAATACTATCACGAGTGAATTTACCAAGAAGTCCGTCCTTCATAATTCCAATCAGAAACTCCATTGCTTGATCTATTTCATCATCAGAGATACCTTCCTCCTGCTGCATTTGTTCAAGAGTAGAAAGAGTCGCATTAATGTTCTGCTGATACTGTTCTTCAAACTCCTTCTCTTTGGTTATTCGTTCCGCATACTCTTTGTTGGCAGCAGCAAGAGCTTCTTGCTTCTCTGGGTCTTCAAGTGCAGCTTTAAAATCATCACCAAATTTGCGTATCATACCGATGATTGGGTCCTCCCCTTTACGCCAATCAGTGAGAAATGCTGCACTACGTGGATTACTCGCAAAAAGATCGGAAAGTGCTTTTTCCCGTTCTTTATAGCCAGACAATTCTTTGTCCAAACCGTCGTATTCGTCGTTAATTTGAGCGAATAATGCCTCGTCGTCGGCAAACTCTTTATCGGGATACTTTGCTTTCAATCGATCTGTGTATCGCTCGCGATTGCTCTTAACTTCCATATTATTAGGTATAATGTGAGAAAAATAAATTTTAGTCTTTATCTACAAAGCAAAAATAGCGAGGGAAAGAAGGATTCCACGTTTATCTTTTTACGCTCCAATCTATAACTTTGGAACATAGATAAATAGAAAAATGAAGCATAAAGGCGCTATAATGGAATACTCAAAGGAACGTATGGACGATTTAATGAGAGCATACGATGAATACATTTCATCATGCGACTATATCCGTATGTCCGAGGTATACAAAATAATAGTCAATATGCCCTCTCGCCGCTTTTGGGTTAGTGATATACGTGCTGCATTGATTATTTCTGCAATGATGAGAGGTAAAACAGATTTGAGCACAATGTGCCCATTGAAAAAAGAGATGTATGAAGAAATTTATAATCGGGTATTTAAGCTTCAAGAAGAATATCCTGAATTAACTATTTCCGAACTGTGCGCCAAAGTTATTGCACAACCTGCTCCTAAATTCTACCTTACGCCAGGCAGTGCAAAAGTAATGGTATGTAAAGCAAGAAAACAATGGATACAAGAAAAATGGAAAAGATTACGGCTCTTATAATTTCTACTATTGTTGTAGGTTTGTCATTTTTCAAAGTATGGGACTGGCAAACTGTAGGCATTTACGCAGGAAGTGATATTGCCGGACGTGTATTGTACCCATTTTTTCACGCAAACATTCTGCATGCTTCCCTTAATTCATGGTGTTTGCTTTCAATGGTTTTTATTTATGACATTGGAATATGGCGGTTAGTACTAGCTTACATAATTGCTGTTACGATTCCAGTTGACACTATTGAATGTTTTATTGGTGAAATGACATCACCAACAGTAGGATTATCGGGAATAGTATATGTTTTATTGGGCTCAATCTCGTTTGAAGTATTACGCAAACAATATTACCAGTTGTGGATGATATTCTATCTTACTGCAGGTTTCTTATTTCCACACACCAATGCAATATTACACCTATGGTGTTATATGTTAGGTTTCCTTGTGGCTCTGCTTAACAAGCCGATAATAAAAAAGTCACATGATTAAAGGTAATATAAACATAAAAGCCATTACCAATATACTAATAGAGAATGAACGCCGTAATTCAATTATTTATGCAAAATTTAATCCTATTACTGGCGAAGGTTCTGTAGGGGAACGTGTCAAATGTACCATTAGTGATTTTCCTATACGCAATCAATGGCTACCAAAGCGTGTAATGAAAATACCGCTTGTACGTCAACTTGCGGAAGCAGGTTCTATTACCAGATTCCTTACGGATTATATGGGGGTAGAGGACAATCCGGATGATCGGCTGAAAGTTATAGAGCAATTTGTACGCATACGTAGCCGTGAGGACTTTCCATTTTGGGCAGCTACATTCGTTTATATCAAGAATAAAGGTGGTGGAGAAGATGTATTGTTCCGTCTTACAAGACCGCAACGTCGCTTTGTAGAACGGCTTGAGAAATTACGTATTGCAGGAAAACCAATACGTATTATTCTACTAAAGGCGCGGCAATGGGGCGGCTCTACCACTTCACAGCTTTATATGGCATGGTTGCAACTCCTTCACAAAATAGGACTGAACTCACTCATTATAGCACATCAAGGTGCAGGCTCCGATGAAATCAAAGATATGTTCGACAGGATGATTAAAAAATATCCAGTCGAAATGCTTCACAAGATTGATGAGCTTTACAATGAGAATGAGCCGAAACTTGTAGGAGTGGGTAAGTCGGGTAGCATATACCGTGTTCCTCAACGAAACTGTAAAATTAAAATTGGTACAGCAGAACGCCCGGATAGTTGCCGAGGTGGAGATTATAACCTTGTACATCTTTCAGAAGTAGGTATATGGAAAGCAACGGAAGGTAAGAAACCAGAAGATATTGTGCGGTCGGCCTGTTCGGGTATTCTCCTAAAACCATACACTATGATTGTCTATGAGAGTACAGCGAATGGTACAGGAAATTTCTTTCACAGGGAATATACCGCAGCAAAGAAAGGGGATTCCCAGTTCGAAGCCATGTTCGTATCATGGTTCGACATAGAACAATACACGCTGGCTTTCAATTCGGATAAAGAAAAACAAGGTTTTGCAGAATGGCTCTATAAAAACCGTAACAATGAAAATACTAGTTCCGAACGTGAAGAATGCGGTAAGTATCTTTGGTGGTTATGGGAGAAAGGGGCTACGCTCGAAGCTATCAACTGGTATATAGCCGAACGTAGGAAGTATAATGATCATGGACAAATGGCTGCCGAATTTCCGTCCGACGATATTGAAGCCTTTGTTCATTCAGGAGCGCGTGTGTTTGACAAATACAAGGTGGACGCAATGCGCAAGACCTGCAAGAAGCCCAAATATGTCGGCGAAGTCTACGCCGATACAGACGAAGGCAAGAACGCTTTGCAGAACTTGCGTTTTGTGGAAGACAAACAGGGGTTGTTACATATTTGGGAACTTCCTGAAATAGATGAAAAGGAAGTTGTCACAGACCGCTACCTCACTGTTGTCGATGTGGGAGGCCGTTCCAATAAAGCCGACTTCTCTGTCATTGTCGTGTTCGATCGTTTATTCATGATTGACGGCGACAGGCCTGTCGTGGTTGCCCAATGGTATGGGCATTGCGACATCGACCAGCTTGCGTGGAAAGCGGCACAAATAGCAGCGTTTTATGACAACTCGCTCTTGGTAATAGAGAGCAACACGTTGGAAACTCATGATAAGGAGCGGCAAGTGGATGGTGACCAATCCGGATTTATTCTTAACCAAATAAAGGATATATATCCCAACCTGTATGCACGCAAACAGTCAGAAGAAGATGTACGCGAGGGATTACCTACAAAATACGGTTTTCACACCAACATTTCTACTAAACCGATGATTATATCAACATTAGTCAAAGTTATTCGTGAGAACCTGTACACAGAACGTGATGAACGTTGTTTGGATGAATATCTGTGTTATGAGAAAAAGCCGAACGGTGCTTTTGGCGCAATTACCGGTAAGCATGATGACTTATTAATGACAAGGGCTATCGGACTGCATATCTGCTTCTTTGAAATGGATACTCCCAAAATTGTACCTCGTGTTGGCCGATTTACTGTTAAGAGAAGAAAGAAAGCTGTTTCGGCAGCAACAATATAAAATTAAACATTTAATTTAATAAACTAATAAACAATGAACATTATCAAAAAATTACGTGCATCAATCCGTTTAAATGAAGCGGTAGTGCAAGCAGACAAAGCACATGAGGAAACAGGTGAACGTTATTACGTTATGCCCAATGGAAAGAGTGGTAAACTCATCATTATGGATAGATTCAACTTCCGCAAACTGAAACAGAAAGGTTATTTATCTCGTTCAACATTCGTGAATGATTTGGAGCGTGAGTGTTTCTATTGTACTCCTTATAAAAATGGAAGCGGCGCATTACCTGAATTAATTGTGAAACTCAAGCGCAAAGAATATTTCACTTACCTTAATTCACTCAAAAAAAGAAAAAAGTAATGGGAAGTAGATATGATGCAAAACAGGGGATAGACGGCATTGTCACACTTACTAATGACTCTCTAGCTATTGACAATATCCGAAAAATAAAAGCTGGCGACCGAGTTGTGTGTAATGACGATGGAAATTCAGGAACAGTATTAGCAGTAGACGATGATAATTACGGTTGTACAGTACTATTCGATGATACATTAGAAACATGGATAGAATGTGACCAATTGTCCAAAGAGTAATTTTCTAAACGGCGAATAGAGCGGGGTTCTATTCGCCGTTTAGAAT